CTACCATTGGCTAGATTAATGTCTTTGTTTCCATTACAATCTGAGTGTGCAGTAGGAATTAATGCACATGGACCAGAGTGGGATGAATATGCAAAGTTCATGAAGCAACATGGTGATGATAGAATTTTAGCTGGTGACTATAGTAAATTTGACTTGCGTATGCCTGCACAAATGTTAATGGCAACATATAAAGTTTTCTGTAATGTTTGTGAAAAATGTGGCACTTATTCTAAAGACGATTTACTCATTATGAGAGGAATTGCTACTGAAATTAGTTATTCAGTTGTTGCTTATAACGGAGATTTGATCATACATAATGGATCACATCCATCTGGAAACAATATGACAGTTTATGGTAATTGTGGCGATAATAGTCTTAATTTCAGATGTGGATATGCTTATAATGGCTTGAAAAATGGTTACACTCTTAAGAATTTACCTAAATTTAAAAGCGTTTGTGCTTTAGGAACTTATGGAGATGATGCTAAGGGTTCAGTTAAAAAGGGTTTTGATTGGTTTAATCATATTTCTTTTGCGGATTATATGAGTAGTAACGATATTATTTTCACTATGCCAGATAAAGAATCTACTCCTACTAAGTATATGACTGATTCCGAAGCTGATTTCTTGAAGAGAAAGAATGTTTATAATTCAGAAACAGGGTTAATTCATGGAGCATTGGATGAAGATTCTATCTTTAAAAGTTTGCATACTGTGCTTAAATCCTCTGTAGGAGCTAAAAGCCATGCAGCTGGTAACATAGAATCTGCTTTACGAGAATGGTTTCATCATGGAAGAGAAGTCTTCACTCGACGTCATACTCAAATGATCAAAGTTGCTGAAAGAGCGCAATTGCAAAATTTGACTATGGACGTAAACGAAGCCGGTGTTGTAATGAATTCATTATATGATAATTACGACACACGTTTAGCTCAATTTCGGGCTAAGCATTTTGAATCTTAATTGATTCACTCCGTCTTGGGCAGACTTTAAATGCATCCATTCCGGACCTATCCGGGATTGTTAAACTAGAGTTTAAAATAGGTTTGTACATTTGGATTACTGCATGTTTTTATAGTTTATATGTTTACATAATACATGAACAGCTTTGTACATTTTGACATGCCCCTCGCGGCATACCGGTATTTACTGGAGGGTTAGTCACCCAATCAAACATTATTGCTATTTTGTGTGTTAAGCGACACCTTTATAGTATTTATTAAATATGCTTACTGATAATAATAATAATAATAATAGCATGTCATCAGCTAATGATGGCCCGAGTTTTTCTACAAGTAAAATGTCTAAGAGCACAGCAACAGAAAATGTTCACTTCGTTGATGGAGATACGCCATGGACATATGATGTTGCGGCTACCCCAGATGAGACATCCAAGCTTAGCGGATTCGATGACGCAGGACTCGGAGAATTTTTATCGAGACCAATTAAGATACAACAATACCAGTGGACGCCAGGTTCTTCGCTGTTTGAAACTTTTAATCCGTGGACCAATTTCTTTGGTAATACAGATGTTCTTCAAAAGATCAACAGATTCAGGAACTTAAGGTGTAAGTTGTGTATGAAAATCTTAATTAATGGTAACTCATTTTATTATGGGAAGGCACTTGTGTCTTATAACCCATATTTGCAAAATGATCAAATTTCCATTAATCGTTCTTTCTTTATTCAAGATCTTATTGCTGCATCCAACAAACCACATGTTTTGTTGGACCCTTGCACGTCAGAGGGTGGACAAATATGTCTGCCATTTATTTGGCCAGAAAACTATTTGGATATTACCAAGTCTGGGTGGGAAGATCAAATGGGAGAATGTATTATTCATGATTTTGATATTTTGCAACATGCAAATGGTGGAACCGACCCAATTACAGTTTCAGTCTTTGCTTGGGCAGAGGACGTTTCATTACTCATTCCCACAACTGCTACTGCTCAGTCTGACTCTTCTTCTTTTGTTGAACTTGATGAATTTGGTTTTCCTAAACCTTATGAACATCAGGCACAATCGAAGGGTAAGGGTAAGAAGACAAAGAAGGCTTCAAATACAACGCGAGATGATGAATTTAAACATGATGGACTTATTAGCAAACCTGCTTCGGCTATTGCTAAAGCTGCTAATGCTCTTTCTATGATTCCCTATATTGCTCCTTATGCTAAAGCGACTAGTATGGTTGCAGATAAGATAGGAGCGATAGCGCGTATATTTGGTTATTCTAGACCTGCAGTATTAACTGATATTACACCATATATCCCTAGATTTTGTGGTAATTTAGTTAATTCAGATGCACCTGAAGTGCTTACTAAGTTATCTTTAGATTCCAAAAACGAACTCACCGTTGATACCAGAACTATGGGTTTAGCAGGAGCTGATGAGTTAACCATACAGTCTATTGCGTCACGTTTGACGTTTTGGCGACAGTTTGATTGGTTAGAGTCAGATACTACTGATTCTTTACTAGCTTCTATGTCAGTGCAGCCTTTTTGTATTGATACAATAACTGCAGGACCTGTCAAAGAAATTCATTCAACAGCTCTCGCTTTTGCTTCATGCCCTTTTGAAGCGTGGCAAGGAACTATAAAATATCATTTTAAAGTAGTTTGTTCAGAATATCATAGAGGTCGATTAAGATTAGTTTATAATCCCTTGACAAATAATTCTGGAACAGTTCCTTTTAATCAAGTGTATTCTACCATCATTGATATTTCTAATGATAGAGAATTTGATTATGAGTGTAAGTGGACTGATATTAGG